GTTGTCGGAAATCTCTAAGTGCGCGTAGGGCGCAAGATACAATCGCGTTATTTGCGCGTATTCGCTAGCGTACGCGAAATCATCGATAGTCAAATCAATATCGGATAGTTTTGTTCGCGTGCCGTTGACCGTATGCCATTCGACGCCGTTCACGCCGATAGCGTCACCAAGTCGCATCATGTTTGCGGTGGCGACGAAAACCGCTGTAATCTGCGACATGATATGAGGATAATAGCTGAAAAGCGTGTCGAAATATTCGCCCGATATTTTAGACGATTCGAGCGCATACATGCTTACGTTGCTTACAGTAAGATTATCGATTGAATTGTATGATGTGCCCGCGCCGGTGACGTTTGACGTAGAAATGTTTCCGGCACCCCACGCGAAATTCGTTACCGTGCCATCGGCATTGCTGTATGTCGGGTTGCTGTCCGTAATGTTCGTACCGCGTATGCCACTCATGGTTCGCAATTGTTCAGGTGAAAACGTTGCGGCCACACAGATATATCTTGTACCGTTTTGCAGATTAATCGGTGTGTTTTTTCTGATATTCGATGCGGCGTTACCATAGTCGATATCGGGCAGTGTGAAATCACGGCAATTCGCGCGCGGGTTTTTCAGCAGTTCTTGCGGTGTCATTTCCGTTAACGGCGCGTGCCCGCGTGTCAGCATCATTCCGTTGATTGTGGTGCTGTTGATATAGTCCGTCCATACGTCGCGCATAAGCGTGCATGTTGTCGTGTTAGGCGCTTCCGCGCGTACGGAAGTGATGAAAAAATGATAACGTGTCTGCACGTCGGTTTTTTGATATGGCGTATTGATAATGTCACGCGAAAAATCAACGACAATGTAATTATACTGTTGTGCCGTCATGTAAGGTACGGGCAATTTTATGCCGTCCGCGTCAGCGCGTGCGATATACATGTTCGTCGTCAACTTGACGGTTTCGCCGTCCAGTTTATCAAACCATTCGTTCCTTGCGGCGTCATCGGGGAATTTTACGACGTCGTGGTAATCATCGTACCAATTCACGCGGCACAGCTTGATTACCGTGTTTGGCGTCCAAACATTGTAGTCGAAAACGTTGCGGTACTGCCCGTATACGCGTGTATCCGTATCGGGGAACGCCGTTGCGTTTTGCAGATGTGGGAAATTCATATTGAACTCTTTTCTATATACGAAAAAATGAGTGGCGCTTCATATGAAGCACCACTCATTTTATACCATAATCGATTCAGGCTATTTGACGGTGAACGCGCATGTTGCGGAATGTTTCGTGGTCTCGCCGTTCGGATTGATATACGTGGCGGTACCCGTCACGGTAATGACATCACCGGCCACAAGGCCGTCACGCTGGACATGCAAGCGCGCTTGGTCATCCACGAACGTATTCGCATTGAGGTCGAACGCCGCACCGTGTGCGTCATCGCCGCTTGCGGCATGATTCGCCGCGATTTCGTACGTTGCCGCGTTCGGTGCCACCTGTATGGCGGTGCCGGTCGGCGCGACGGTGGCGGTGAGCTTCGGTGTGAGCTGTATAAGGTCGCCCGCCTTGACGTCGCCCGTGGTCGGGGTCAGAGCGAAGCCGGTCACGGTCTGAGTCACAACCTTGATGGAAGTGCCCGCATCGGTGGTGAACAAGGCGCACGGCGTGAACGGCGATACGCCGTAAATGCCCCAGTGATTGAGGTACAGCGTGTTAGAAACAGTTTGCGGATTGTAGAACTGCGTAGTGCCGTACATGGTGTCTCGCACCTGATACCAATCAGTCGATACAAGCAACGCCACAGCACCGTCGATACCAAGCGACGGCACCTGAATAATACGATACGGCACGTCAGCTTTGTCCAGCTGGAATACCGCGCTCAATGCGTCAACGTCAAGCGACGCAAGATATTCCGGTTCAATCAACAACACCATTTGCTGCGGGTTAGCGTATGCCGGAATGTCGGTCACGTTTAAAGCGTTGTACTGCGTTGACGGGAACTGCATGCGTCCGGCGGTCGCCCGCAACGCCTTAAGCAACGTCTTAGCGGTTGTTTGGTCACTCGGCACCGCGTCAAGATGCACCTTGTAGAAACCAAGATTCTGTTCGTAATGACGAATCAGCGCAAGCATGATATTCATTTCATCGTAATTGTCGGAATTACGGGGCGTTTCCATAATCTGCGCAACGAAACGGTTCAGCCCGAAATCATCCACGAACGCCTGACGCAATTCATCATCCGTCCATGAAATCGGGTATTGGTCACGGCGATTCATTTCATAGAACCATACCGCCGCTTCGGGACGGTGCATTTTCAGCAAATCTTCCGCGTCGTCCTTGTAGCCGTGCGCCTTAATCCACTTGACGGCGATTTCCTGCACAGTCGAACCCCAGTACAAATTTTCTTTTTTGAAAATCGACAACGGGTTTTCAAACGGCGCGTTCTGCGCCATTACAGTAAGTCCGATACGATTAACCATGCTCCAAACACAGTCGTTCAAATATTGGCGGTTCATCGGGTCGAACAAGTAACGCATGGTATTCGCTACACCTGTCTGTGTCGCGCTCGGAATACGCTGCTGATAATCGTCAGTACCCTTGGTACGCACCTTATCCAAAATTGTCGCATTGTCTACAGCCATAATATTTTTCTCCTATCGATTAAAGCGTGTAGTCAAGATTTTCCAAGTCTTCCGCCGCCGCTTGCGCGATTGCTTCCGCCGCGTCATCGTCGTTTTCCTTGACGGTCGCACCGTTTTCAACCATTTGCGCGACGGAATCGGTGAAATTGTCATATATGCCATCGATTCGTGCGCTAATTGCGTCCGTGCGGTCACTGATTGCGCTCACCTTGTCCAGCACGTCACGCAGCATATCGCGCAAGTCATCGAATTCGCCTACGCGGTGCGATTCGTCGGGGGTGAGGTCATCGCGTTCGGCGGTGTCCCTTTCCTCGGAAGTTTCGTCATCCATTATTTTTCCTTTCATATATGAAAAAGTCGTGCCGGTTCGATATTCGTTCACCAGCACGACTTAAGAATAGCATACTTACAACATGATTCACAACGATGGACGGCGCGCTTTTCCCTCACGGCCATATCATTGGCGGAGTCAACCGTGGTTATCAATGATAATGTTTTATCGCCCTCGTTACGACACCTTGCGTATGCCGTGTTTATTTTACGCCAAAATTTCTGAGCATTTCACTTACGGCGTGTTGCGTTTCCACCATATCATAGCGCAGATAACCCAGCGCGTAATATGACGTGAGGTTTCTAATCAAATCTTTCGCCATGTTCGCGGTAAGATAGTTCAGCTTGTTATCGTCCCTTGTGATTGCGAAATACGGGACGTGCGCACCACCGTCGTATTTCGAGGATACGAAGACGTATCCACAACGCAAATCGACATAGACACCGTATTCATGTCGCAACCATCGGAAAACATACGTAAGTCTTGCATGTCCGTGCGTTTTTTCGATAAAATCGGTGTCGTGCCGTTTGAACCTGTTTTTTGCGGTCATGCCATCGTTGTTCTTCAACATGCGGCCCGACACTGTATTTTTTGTTTTCTGCTCGGCGTACGCGTCATCCCGTACATAGTCGAACAGACATGTTTTTTCGCCCAGCCATTGCAAGCCGAACTCGGGTTCCAACGGCACGTCATAATGTTGGAAATACGGGTTGAACGCGTCGCAAGCATTACCGAGCAGAAATATTCTAGGTTTGCGCAGTTCCGTATCGTCGGCGCGTTCGCGTGTAACGGTATCCACAAGTTTCGCCAATTGCTCGAACTCGTTTTTCAAATACGTGTGATACCGGTCATCGTTATCTATGATGATTTCATCCATACAAATATTGCGTACATTCACATATGTGCTTTTCTTTTTCTGCTGCTGCAACGACAAAGGTATAAAATATCCAATTGTTTTCCATTCGTTTTTTTTCTTACTGGTTTTCTTTTTACGAATTTCGGCTATTTTATTGGTTGTCCGAAATTCATAATCAGGGAAAATATCATCTTGTACAATACGGCTGAAATAGTTCGCCGCAACGTCGTTGTTTTCCTCACGAAAGCGTGTCACTTCAACGAAACAGTACCCGTTTTTTAAGTAATCCTCTATCATGTATTTTCGTACACCGTAAGTCTTACCCAGGCCACGTGCGCCGATAATCATGTTCACGTCCGCGTTTCGTGGCAATATCAGTGTTTTAAGCCGGTCATAATAATATTTCGCCATCAATACTCACAATCATAGATTTACCGTCCCGTACGATAAGTTCGCGCGGTGTCGTTTCCGCATTCCTATTATACGTGTTTCGAATATATGTCAGATTCTCGCCGTTGGCTTGTTTGTCCGATTCGCCTAGCCATCTGCCGGACGGGTACAACGCTATCGCCTCG